ACGATTCACGGATTGGCTCTGTAGCGATACCAACGGATGCTTTTAGTTTGTTTTTCAACTTACTAGCATCGTTGTTCTGAAGAGCACGGATTGCTGTTTGTAGAGGGCCAAGCGTTGCTCCGTTTCCGGGGTCATCTACCGCCGTTACTGCCCCACCAATATGCATATCAACATGACCACGTGCTGTTGCACTAGCCCCTACATACTTAACTGATGTACCTGCACGAAAGACCTTGAACGAAAGGAAGTCGATTGTCTCGCCAGCCTGTGTTGCCTGTCTTTCGGAGATAATTTTTAAGACCGGGTCTGCTGCTGCCGCAAGCTGTACATCCGTGGTATTCACGTATGATCCATACTGTTTTAGAGTATGCATCAAAGTTGTATGCTCAAGACTTGAAAAATCCGGTGTAACACCCTCGGCGATAGGCGTATCCACGATTGGGAAACGCTCATACCTGCGGTGTCTGATTTCTAAACCCTGCTTCTGGGGCTTGGTTTCTTTTTGTGCGAATTTCGCAAATGTCAGCAATCGCTTTGCAATTGGTAACATCTTCTTTTGTATAGTAAAGGCATCATTCTTGCTAAGATCACCATAAGATGATCCGCTAATACTGCCTGTTCCTCCATACGCTGCCATATTTAACTCCTATATTATTGTTATTCGGGAATAGCTTCCCATAATTCATCATCGGACAAGTTGTCCAAATTCTTGGTTTTCACGGGTGCGGAATTACCTAAAAGACCAGTCGCTGCCGCTCTTTTAGCCTGTCGTTTTGTACTTTTTTGAACTTTTTTCTCTGATTCTTCTTCAGGGGGTCTCCACGCATCTTGGCCCGCTTGGGTTGATAGGAATAATTGCATAACGGAGGCATGATCGATTGGGTCAGTTGACTCAGTCATCATCTTTGTCATAGCTGGACTACCTAAGACAAATGCTTGAAAATCTTTATCTTTGTCTATATTTCTGTAGTCATCTCCTACATTCTCATTCATGTAATTTTCATGATACTGTAGAAATTGCTGGTAATTGTGTTCTTTTGTCTGATCTTCTAAACTCTTTAACCGCTCTTGAGACTGTATGGTGGCTTCTTGCACGGAAGTACCCTGCTTCGCCATCTCATGCTGAATCATCTTGCGAAAAGTTCCAGATAGTTCAGAGAACTCCTCCATTGTATCTTTGTCTGCCTTATCAAAGAAAGTATCTGCATCAGTTGGGTCAGCAGGGGGTGTTTCCCCTTCAGGAAGCCCCTTCTTAACTCGTTCTAATGCTTGCTCACGCTCGACATCTTTGAGTCGTAACTCATTGAAATCTTCACGTAATCTAGCAGACTCTTCATTCCTTTTATGAAATTCTCGCTCTAAATCCTTATAGCGGGACTCATAATCATGCTGTGGTTCTTCAGGCTCTTCTTCGTCTTCAGATTCTTCCGATTCCTCTGATTCAGACTCCTCTTTTTGAGGTGTATCCTTTTCAGTCGGTTCTTCTTTAGCTACTTCTTCTTCCTGATCCCAAAGTTCTTCATTTTCTGAATCTTCAATATCTTCAGATTCTTGTACCTCTTCCTCTCCTGACATATAACTCCTTCCAATGTCCCGATTAAACGGATTGGTTAAATATTGGCCCTTTCCTTACGGCGTAAAGGCTGTTCTTATTTTGGTTCAGCAATATCAAGCATTTCTGTCCATGCCTGAATTTTACCGATAGATACATTATGCCTTGAAACTGACTCTTGGTCAACTAATTGTTTCAATTTAATTATATCATATGTGTCTTGTATCTTTTTTTCAATCATTTCTTTGTAAATTTGCCATCCCGGTGATTGGGATAACATACCTAACATATCATTGCGGGGCATTTTCTGCAAACTCCCTTCGTCTTATCTGATCCGCAGTTGGGCCTCCCTGTAATCTCTCTTGTGCTGGCCCTGCTTGTGTTGGGTCTTGTGGCATCTGTCCTTGAGGAGGCCTTTGAGGTGGTGGAACTCCTCCCCCAGCTTGAGGTAGCCTTTGTTGCTGTTCTTGTCGTAGCTTTTGTGCGTCTGCTTCTTTTTTCCGTTGTTCTTGACTGGCTCGCTCTTGCATCATTTGTTGTATTCTTCCATGAGCGGCTTCTTCTTTTTGATCTCGCTGTTGTCCTTCTCGTTCTCGTAACAGTATACTATTAACCTCTAAATTAGCAGGATTAAGTACATTACCTTGTTTTATTAGTTCCAACCTCTCCTGCATCTCCAATTTACGTTGGTCTTCACCTATAGATTGTTTTTCATCCAGCATAGCCTTATTATCTTCAATAGCTATACTAGACTGAGTCTGACCCTGAATTTGTTGTTGTTGTAATTGAGCCTGTGCTTGCATTTGCATTTGAGCAGCTTGTTGTGCAGCTTGAGCTTGTTTCTGCATCTCTTGTGCCTGTGCATCTTGTTGAGCTTGCATTTCCTGTGTTACTTCCTCCTCTGTCTTTACAACCTTATCCGGCTCCATGTTAAAAGCTCGTAGTAATGGCCTTGTAAATGCTTCCTGTTTGAGGTACTGCTTTATTTCCGGCATCTGACCAATTACCTGTAGGAAATTTATAAGCTGGGTATTATGTACTTCCTTGGCAACGTATTGCTCATATCCTGTTGATATTGCCTCATAATCTCCCTTGATAGACATATCTGTTGAGTCCACCATTAACCACCTGTATACGGCACTTACATTCTTGGTGATCATTGAGGATACTGATCTTACAACATCTGCTGTCTGTCTGTTTGCGTTGGAATTAAGGATGGACATCCCTGTGGCTGTCTTGGTCTGTGCTGGTGACTGATCACCGTAACCTATACTGGTTTGACCGGAGTCTAGGTCTGCTTCACGTTCAAGTTGTTGAATTAATTGAAGAAGTCCACCTGTTACATCTGGGATTTGTACTGAAGCGAAGGAGTCACGCACAGACGCTCCCGGTTTTACCCGAAACTGCTTACCGGGATATATCTGTTCTGTGTCTGTACCCGGCTCAAATGCATTGGGGTCTATAACTGTTAATGGGGCCGCTGATAAAGACTTGCCCTCTACCATCATTGCATATGAAAAGTTTAATATTGCCTGTGCATCCCTTATTGCATAATAAATGCCATCACCCCATATTGACTCTGGATTTTTCTGCCAGTTACAAAAATGAAATGGTAAGGTGTCATCAAAAGGATTTTCTGCAATTTTAACAACCTTATCACCTATAACAGTAATTACAACAGGGAGAACATCTGGAATATCCTTTGATTCAATTGGCAGATGTGGTTCCAAATCTTTACCGTCTAAACGACCCCAAAACTCTAAAACCTCAAACTTCTTTAATCTTGTAGCTGAAGTTTCATTATACTTTTTAGGGTGTTCGCTGTCGTCTCCTCCGTGGGCAAGTCCGATCTCTTCTTCAATAATCGACTCAAGTGCGCCCGGAATAAAGCCTTCTGCTGTCTTTGCGAGCTTTCTGAGTTGTATCTTGCTAAGGAATGACCTTTGGATAACATAATCTGCATCTTCTGCATTGATAGCTTCTGGAGATGGAAACACATTCCATATACTCACAAACTTACATGCTGGCATTAATTCTTGTTCAAGGAACGACTCAACTTGCTGAATTTGGTCTGGAGTCGTGACCGTACTATAGACAGGAAAATTTTTATATTCAAGGGAAATACCCTTCGTACATCCCGTCCCATACAAACACATTTCGTGTATAGCATGTTGAACTTCCTCATTATAATTCGTTCTTTCCAAAATATCACGAATCTTAAACTCCATCTGCTTAGAGCGTTCAAGAATTGCGTCATCAAATATATCAGGTCTGTCGGGCTGGACTTGTATATCTGGTGGGTAGAACCTTGGTTTACGTGAGGGGGTAATACTAAATGGTACTTTCCCATCCTCAAATAATAGCGTGTTAATCTTAATCTTCGCTGAATTAATCTTACGCCTAGTCTGATTGACAAAGATACCCCTTTCATTTGCCAACTCATTCGCCTTCGATATTTTTGAAGGATACTTTCCTCTGTACGCATCGTAAGCCTCCAACCAATGTTGTTCGTGATCCCTACGGTAATCCCTTGCCTCATCAAATTTTTCCTGTACTACATTGGCAAAGTCATTTACATCTACATCTATTTCTCCGACCTTAACCTCAACCGTTTCCGGCTCCTCCATTTCGTTTTCTGCCATTTATCAACACTCCTTGTTATTATGCGGGGGAAATGTGTCTACGCATTGCCAAATTGCTACATTTCCGGGGTACATATCAAGCCAGTAACCGAATTTATACCCCATACCTGTACTTGTACACGCAGATAATAATAATGATATGGATAGGATCAGCCAACTGACTCTATTCATTCGTTTCTAAAGTAAAGTCTATAATATCACCATTCTCCATAGTAAGTATATAATTTTCTTCTTTTGTGTACTTATATAAAACCCCCATTACATCGCTAAGTATTTCTGTCGCAATAACATTCCCAAAGTTGTTACGTGCAACATCCACCAAATCTTGTAGTACTGGCTGTACCTCATCTATAAACCTCTGTTCATCTGATAAAGCATTTTCTCTAAAATTAACCTCTATTACATTACTCATAACGTGGATGGTTGGTAAAACTTTAGTTCAGGCTTCCAATGTCTTCTGTTTATCGATTTTTCCCATTCTGGTGTTGCAGGGAACATCTTACACCCAAAACATGCAATAGCCAAGGCCATTACACAGTCATCATGTGAACCAGCCTGTGCTGCCATCCTGCCATTGGGATAATTTACAAAAGTCTGTAGTTCATCCAGAACCTTGGGACTCCTGATTTTTATCTCATTTTCCCTAATTAATTCCTTTAAGTAGTCAATAATCAGGGGTTTAGACTTTACTGTAGTATGAAATCCTAGCTTACGGGCAGTACGACTTGACCTCTCATCTAGTATTTTCTCCGAGTATATATCTGGATATAGATGTACATCCGAAAGAAACTTTAAGGTTACCAGTCCGTGGTTATTCCTTTCTACAATTAGTTTAGCATTATTGTACCATTTACCTAAACTTGCAAGCTGCCATGCAAATAAATCTGGATCAATCTTTACCCTTATAGTGGCAACCTCATCCATAGTTGCAGCATTTAAAACTATACCAACGCTCCAGTCTGTGTCCCTGCCTACATCTATACCCTCTGATATACAAGTCCAGCCCGACAGACCTGATATATTTGATGACGCAATTCTTGAACGCTCTAAGCAGATGGAGTTTAAGATTC